GGTACACCAACATGGCTGAGATTATCCAAATCATTTTTTCTTAAATATATCTACGCCCTTCAAACCGTATATGGACGCCACGACCCCGACAAAAAGCGTCTGGTACCAGAAAGGTAAATTGTTAAACTGCTCAAAGAACATATGTAGTTTCTGTTGTATGTCTGGATCTTCACTAAACACACTCCATATCAATAAAATCACTGGGGCACTTACGAGGATCAAAACGAACTCGTCTTTCCATCCCTTGTCGTTTGATTGCCTTACAGCTGCTTGATACTCAATTTCGCCACTTGCCATTTTTTGTGCATGCAACATAGCTGCATCTGACTCGAGCATTTTACGCTGCTGTCTATTTTTCATTATGTGGGTGCCAGCGCCGATTGCTAGTTTGACTACGTCAAGTATCATATGATTATAAGATTATTCCTAGAACGATAATTATAGCAACGCATGCTGCGATGATTTTAACTTTTAAACTCATCGAGTTCCATTTGCCCATTATCTTTTGTTTCATTGATTCGATCATGTACGTCTCCTCTTTTGTTTTATCCCAGCTTCGTTGAGTGCGATAGCTATGGCTTGTTTCCTATTCTTTACTTTTTTCTTACTTTGTCCAATGTTTAATTTACCTTTTTTAAACTCACGCATTACCTTACTGACTTTCTTTTGTTTTTTGTCAGTTGTTTTGCCTAAATTAGATCTAGATATAGCCATTAGAATAACGGATTGCCCCCTAAAACATATCTAAGTGCATAACCTAAATCATAGCCTTCATCAAAACTCATCATCGTGTCAACCGTGTCTTGCTCCGCTGGACTTAAACTATTGTAAATGGCTTGTAGATCTGCACCCTCTGGTAATTGACCGCCGGCTGGTTGTGCTTGAATCGGTGTTTGAGATATTGTTTGCAAAGAAGGTGTTTGATATACTTCTGACGGTCCTCTAGTTTGTCGTCTTTCTTCTTCCATTCTATCTTTTAAGTTTTGTTCAAGATCTTTTCCTGGTTTCAAAACCGCCCCCATATTATCTGTATATGTTTTCAAGGCTTCAAAATTAGTATTGTCGTAAAGTTCTCCTGTTGCGGGATCAACAAAAGCGGCGGAATAAAAGTCTTGTGGATTCATAAGACCTCGGTAGTCCTTATAATTATCAATATTTAACTTACCCATGGTTGCTGTTCCAACAGGACCAAGAAGAGAAGTAGATACTTCTCCTGTTTCTTCATCTACTGATGGATTAAAGTTAAATATGTTTCCAAGGGTGCTTCCCGCAAAAAATCTATCAAGACCAAAAAGTGTAGCCGGAAGTGATTTATAAATACCCCCAACTGAATTAGCTATTGCATTGTTTACTGCGGCAACTAAATTGTTACCAGAATCATCCTCAAAATCAGGAGTCGCGGAAGCTAGTGCTTCAGACATTACTTGATCTTCTTCGCCACCAGAAAGACCATATGCAGCTAAGTCTGTTAGCGGTGGTGGATTTATAATATTTTGAAGATACGCAGCTAGTGTTGGATCTGAGGCTATATCGGCGATTACTGGACTCTGACCACCACCTCCCGTAGCAGGTGTAGAAGGTGTAGAAGATGCTGCTGGGGTGCTTACAGGACCTGCAATATCCAGCATGTTTGGTCTATTACCTCCACCGGGTTTAGGTCTACCCGATCCACCAAAACCGCCAGGGTTTCCACCGCCTCCTTGAAAACCTCCTGGTCCACCATAATCAGGCATTAATCCTTCTCCTTAACAACAGCTGTCATGTCTTTTATACCATCTTTTGCAAGTGAGACACTAGCTCTAAGTTTTTGATGTTTGTCGTTGAGCTCCATTTTGTCCTCTGCAAGCTCTCTAGCTTGTAATAATCGGGCCTTATCAAGGTTTAATTGGTCCTCATCTTCCTTCTGTTTTCGCATATTTTCTTGTGCTCTGAGCTGTACTTCGTCCGCTTTTAGACGCAATAATGGGTCGTTATCGAGCTGATTTAAGACCTTTTTCTCCTCTTCTAGGTACTCAGCCATGGTTTCGGAGATCAAAACAGCCTTTCTAGACTCTATTTCAGTGTTAATTTTCTGTATTTGTTGCTGCATTTGCATCATTTGCGGGTTTTGTTGCATTACTTGAGGACTTGGAGTGCCCATTTGCTGTATTTGTTGTGTAATTTGCTGAACTTGAGCTATTTCTTCCTTAAATTCTAGTTGAACTTGCTCTTGAGCCATCAAACTTATGTGTTCTAGTATGTTTTTTTGCATCGCAGCCAAAATATTTGGGTTTGTACGCACAATTTGAGTGCCCATAAACGATAAATGAGCCTTCATATGAGCTGTGTGGTCTTGATTAGGAAAAGCTTTAATACTTTTTGCTGATAAAGCGTTAATATGTTCAACACTTGGGTCCATAGGAGCTGGTTGAGCCACAGGTGGTAACAAAGCATCTATATCTTTTACACCCAAAGCTTCATACATAGCCTTGTAAGCTGAATATAAGTTGTGCATTCCAGGATTTGACATCGCCATTTGTAATCCTGTCTGTGCAAGTTGTATTCTTTGCGTCTGTGAAAAGATATTTGGATCTGCAACGGGTATGATATCTATTCTTGCATCAAAATCTGTAGCCTTAACTTGTCTCTGACCACCAACTACGTCGTATGGATACTCAGGTGGCAAGTACATTGCGAACACATCTGACAATAACATAAATTCTTTTTTCATAGATGCATACAAACGCTTGTGTATAGCAGACATAACCCGCGAGCCACGTTCCAACAATGCAACAGTCGTGCCTACCGCAGCGCTTTGATTGCCATCGCCAACCTGCATGTCAGCGATTGATGCAAATCTTTGTCCTGCTTGTACAACCACACCCATCAAAGACAACAGAGTCTGTGATGGTTCTTTGAAAGGTAGTATTTTAAACGCATCATCAAGTCTTCCACCAGGGGCATCAACATCACGAAACTCGCCCGGCTGCAACGGTTGTGCTTCGTCACGAACTCTGATGCCTCGCATCTTGAATCCGGCTGGTAAATTTGACAAGGTGCCGGCGTCTAGAAGCTGTCTCAATGCTGCAGTTGCAGTTCGAGACAATCCGCCGATCATATGAATTAAACCGAATCCATAGAAGCCTAGTCCTGGTAAAAACTTAAAGTGAACAAAGTAATCTTTTCTTCTTCTTGTTGGATCTTGTGCATCGAAGTTTCTTCTAATTGATAATACTTTTCCTGTGGTTTCTTCTACTGTAACAATGTATGGAAGTTTAATACCTGTCGGTTCTCCATCTTGTCCCATGTCTTCAAAACCATCTAAGTCCAACTCTGTGTGACACTCTACAAGTGTAAATATTTCATCTTTGCTAGTTCCAGATGTGCCTTCTAAATCTCTTTGTTCTTCTTTGACCTCGTCCTCAGAAAAAGAGGGCGTGCCCAATTCTATGTCAGCATAGAATCCTGAAACCTGGAGCTTTCTCATTTCATTAGCAGGCATCTTAATTACATGCATTATGGTGTCAGCATCATCTAATGATGTTGCACTGTATGGCACAACTAAATCTTCAGCGGGCACAAACTTAGACACACATCTACCTAGTGGCACATCATAGTAAACTTTTTTAAACGCAGATCCTGCAAGTGGTAAATTAAATAACATTTGATCAAACTCAGGTTCATACTCTGGCATTTCACACATAAGCTGATAGTTCATAAACTCTCTTACGCGTTCTGCTTGATCACTTTTTGCTTTGTCTGGTTTGCCCATAACACGTGTTCTAACAGGACCGTCTGCTGGTAATAATTCTTTGTATGCTAGTGATTGAAACTGTGTGACTGCTTCTGCAAGCACTGGATGTGTTGCACCTGATGCACCCTGAAAAGGCTCCGTTCTATCTTCGTATTTAAAACCAAGTAGATCTAGCCCTTTGATGTATGACTGCTCCCAATCATCTCTTGATGATTTGTAATCTTCAAAAGACTGCATCAAGTCTGCGCCTATTGGGTCTAAAACATCTTCCTCTAAAAACTCTGCTAAATTTGCGTTTTGATCTGCGGCGGCCCCTGTTGACATAGCCATAGCTGCAGGATCAAAATCTATCTCCATGCCACCATCTTCTGTTGGTGTCATCTCTATTGGTTGTTTTGGTGGTTCTTGAGGTAATTGAATTTCTTGACCTTTGTTTCCAGGAATTTCTATTTTAGTTCTAGTTACGTTTGGTAACGCTTTATCTATTGTAGCCATTAGGAAGCTCTCCTTCTAAATAATGTTTCAACTCCACCACCCATGTTATATCCCACTCTACCACCGGTTGCAAACTCTTCACCTGTCTCTGGGTCTCTGCCCGAAACGTTTGGGTTCGGGTTTGTTTGTTTTTTTGTAAACTTATCTGCTGCCTCTTTTAGTTTTTGTTCTGGTGCTTTTACAAGGTTAGCCCACGACTCTACACCAAATCTTAAATCGTCGTATGTACCACCACCTTCAAAATCACCAATACCTTCTCCTGGTCCTTTCATAAACTCATCTGCTTCAAACGTGTTTGGATCTTTTGATACTTTACTTGTGCCTTCACCCATTCTAATATTTTCTTGTCCCGGTATAAATCTCAGCTCAGCTATTTGCATCTCGTCACCTCTACCAGAAATTTCTATTGTCCCATCTGCTTTATATTCTGTCATGTATATTTTTTTGTTTGGTAGGCTAGGGTGTTCAAATTCATAGAAGTCATATCCTTCTCCTTGTTTAGTAGCTTTAAAATCTGCTGGTATCATTTTTCCTTCTTTTCTAATTTTGTCCACAAGTGACGGGAACCAAATAGGCATGCCCTCTGCAGTTATTGGTGTTTTAGCAGCGGTTTTCGTTACAACCTCTGCTATTTCTCTTCCTGCTCTAGGCATAAACAAACTCGCAAGTCCCGCGCCCGCAAGTTGTAAAAAATTACGTCTATTTATTTTTGGTCCACCGCCTTCGTTAAACCCAATACGACCACCCGTTGCATTTAAAGTTCTACCCTGTGTTCCAAACGGTGAAATATAGATTCCTGATCTTAATCCCTCTTTTCTTGCTTCTGGTATTTTATCAAACTTCTCTTTTACCTTGTTAAGC